AACATTCTTTCGTACTTCTTGAAAAGCAATACCAGAAATACAAGCATCATATCGTAACCCGACGTATTTTTCATTCAATTCCATCGTAAAATGCATTACATTCTTACCCTGCTTCATAGCTTCAACCCCAAGTCTGGCAAGAAACCACGATTTGCCGCTTCCAGCTGGAGCTACAACAAATCCAAGTTCTCCTTTTCCAAGACCACCATCCAAATGCGTATCAATAATATCCCAGTTAGTCTTAACAGTGTCCCTCGCAGTATCACTCATGCGTTTATCTATATCAATAAAATAATCATGCCCAAGGTTTCTCTCTAATCCAGCACGAGACGCTTCATTGATGACATTCCAGATACCATCATAATTTCCTTGTCTTAAAAAATGGCCGGCTTCAATAATAGCGTTTTTCAACTTTTGGTTTTTACAGAATTCAAGGAACTGTTCTTTGACATACACAATATCCGAAGCAGAGACTTGTCTATATGCCGCCTTAACTTGTTCAATAACTGCTACTTGTAAAACGGTATCAACAATTTTTTGAGTTTCTACCGCAAAAACAGACATTGTAGGAATCTCCTGATACTTAGGAAAATATTCCATCACAAATTTAATTACCCACTTCTGCGAATCCGTTTCGAAATAATCCGATGAAAGAATTTCTACAATTCTTTCCAAAAATGCCCGATCTGATACTAAAATTCCTATACATTTATCCTGAAATACTTTGCCATATTTTTTGAGGTTATTGATTTCGTTGACTTGACTATCCATATGATTCTCCTTTATTGTTTATTCGATTCATTATGCCAGAGTTTTTTAAGATTGTAAACTTATAATAAGTTTTGGTTTGTATGCATAGTTATTATATTCCAAAAAAACTTGACATCTTTTGAAACGTGTGTTATATGTATAGGCAATAATCGAAATCCTCGGTATGAGAGGCTAAAGATTAGAAGTCTAAAATCTAATAGAAGGAGAAGAAACATATGTCCTACGAACTTAACGTAAACGTTAACGGTTCCCGATGTAAACAATACAATCATAACGGGAAAACATTCATAGAAGCCAAACACGGCTCGGAATACACCATTGAAATCAAAAACAATACCTGGGAAAGAATTCTTGCGGTATGCTCTGTTGATGGTCTCGATGTTCTCAACGGTAAAAAAGCAGATGAAAATGGAAATGGATATGTCATTAATGGATATAATTCGTTGAAACTTGATGGGTTTCGTGTATCCAATGAAAAGGTTGCCAAATTCGTCTTTTCCACAAAAGATGCATCTTATGCCGCATCCAAAGGAGATGAATCTGAAAGAAATGTCGGTGTTATTGGAGTAAGACTCTTTGCCGAAAAAGTCAAACCAAAACCCATAGTAAAAGAAATTCACCATCACCATGATCATCATCACCATGATAATTGGCCGGTATATCCTTGGAAATATCCATACAATCCTCCAATAATTTGGGGTAGCACATTCAACGGTACAACTTCCGGAACTGATAGTGATATGATAAAGTGTAGTGGAGATAGTACCTTGAGAGGAGATATTTGTGACAGCTTTCCTGTCGGAACAGATCAATATTCCTGTGATGATATTCCTACAAAAGGCGGCACTAAAGGATCTAACAGTGCTAAAGGTCATAGTGGAAACACTATAAAAGCTAGAGCCTCCAATTCCAATGGAAGACTCATGAATGCAGGAGGATCTTCGGCAAATCTTCGTGGACAAGTAGTATCCTCAAACTTTGTTAATGAAACTGCTCGTGGATTCGACATGGGAACTCGTTTTGGTGAAGCCAAAGAAAGCAGAGTCATTGAAGTTGAGTTTGAAAAAGGCATTCTAACTCTCACCGCAAACATCTATTATGCTAGTCGCCAAAGTCTAATAGAAATGGGGGTTCCTCTTGGGAATGAAAAACAAGTAAGTTTTCCAGATCCATTTGAAAACGGTAAATATGCAACTCCACCAAAAGGATGGAGAGAATAAGTAGATTAACATATGGAGAAGGTAAGATAAAATGTTTTACCTTCTCCATTCTGATAGTTTCTTTATATTAACCATTTGACCCTGGGAATGAAAATGGGACGCACATTGAAACATTTCCGGAGTGATTTCTTTCCAATTTCCATCATTTAGGACAACACGAGTCTCTAACCAGAAGTGTCCAAGCAAGACCGATGGATTTGCATGACTTCCAATAAAGTAGTAACCATATTTTTTATTTCCTCTCGCTAAACCAATCACAAAATCCCCTCTCTGATTGATATAACACCGACCAAATTTCAATAACTTATACTTCTTCATATTCTTACCCGCCAGCTATTGCTGGAACTATACTTATTTCGTCTTCCTCTTTAATTACAGTATCTCTATTCTCTAAAAATCGTATATCTTCTCCATTTACATAAATGTTAATGAATTTATTGACATTACCATCTTCAGTAAGCAATCTACCACGAATATTAGGATATTTAGCCAAAAGTTGTTCTATGAGGTCAGAGATATTCTTTACATCAAGATATAAGATATGATCCCCACCTACTACTTTTCGTAATTGTTCAGGTATTAAAACAGTAGCATTCATTATTCTTTTCTAACAGCATTATCTAATGGAGACCATACAGTATTCACCCAATCTACATAATTTGGAAGATTACTATCTAATAAATCGGTTTTGACTAACTGGAAAAAAGCATTACGATCTAACTGTGGAATTTTTTCAGTATCCATACATTCAATACAATGAAGTTGGGCAATTGTCGTTAAAGCAGTCTCTTTTAGCTGCATTAAACTTACATTCCTATCTAAAATATCTTTTCCCTCAGCAATATTCTCACACACTCTATATTTATTTCTCAAATTTACCGCATGAGAAACAATTTCATCTGTAGTATGTAACTTTTCTTCATTTAGCCATGGAAAATATTTCACTATAGTTTTGGGACCAGCACCTTCAATTCCATTGACATTATCAGAGTCATCTCCGTCAAGAGCACGATATAAAACAAAATTATTAGGATGGATTTGATATTCTGTAAGAACCTCTGGTGTACCATAAATACGTTTCTTCGTAGGAGAATAAACGCTTATATTACCAATACATAGTTGTAAGAAATCCTTATCTGAGCTCATAATGAATATTTTTCTTGATGCCTTGAAATATTCTAGGGCTAAAAATGCTATAACATCATCTGCTTCTACATGATCAATAGATAAAATATTTACTGGAAGTGTTTGAAGATAATTAATTAAACGAATATATTGCCTTCGGCAATTTTCTTCTTCAGACGTTGCTTCAGACATTTCTTCATATGCTCTATTGAGACGAATACGACCTTTACGTTTTTCTTTATATTCCGGAAACAATTGTCGTCTTTTGAAAGATCCTCCAATTCCATCAAATATTATAACACATCTAGTTGGCGCAAGAAGTTTTACTGCATATCCAACTGATTTAAGAAATCCAACAATGCCACCAGTATGTTTTCCATTAACATCCATAGCTGGATTTGCCGACCAACAGCGTATAAACGTATTAGTACCATCAACTAATAAAACATCAGAATTGGTAGATCTTCTCCAGTTATCGTGAATATCCTTAACTTGAGATGTTCTGTTTTTTAGAATGGCGGCGAGCTTGTTTCTTTCTTCTGGCGAGATATTCATTTTTACGTTTATAAATAATCTTATACAAATCTTCAATGAAAGTATAGGTAACAGGCATATGCTCTCCTGTGCTTTCATTCCATACCCATGCCATTTCTATGGCATCCATAAAAATAGGATATTTGGATTTCTTAATTTTCATATTACTCATCTTCTTTTACAGAATCTTTCGTAATATCATCGTTTTCATCCGTCGTCTCCTCGACATTCTCGATTATTTTACTATTCGGATTTCTGTAAGTCATAATGTACTCATTACAAATTGCTTGATAAACTTCTTCTTTCAAAACTTCATCTGTATTCATAAGTTCTACAAACTTCGGAGTATCAAATTCAAGCTTTTCACCACTAATTCTCTTAAACGTATATCCACTTTTATCACCCGTGATAATTCCATGAAGTTTCATATAATTAAGCCAACTTGATAAATCTTGAATACCACTATCATAATGAATTTCAAATTGAGCAGTTCTATATCCAGGACCACATCTATTTTTTATGACTTGTGCAGTACATTTCATGCCAATAACCTCGTCCAACCCACTTTTTTTAACTTTCAATTTTCCTAAATTGGCAAGACGAATACGCACTGAACATGCAAATGGTAATGCTTTTCCTCCAGGAACAATCCACTTATCACCAAATGGTCCTGCATTCATATTATACCGAACTTGATTAGTATAAACTATCAAAACTCTTTGATTAGAAACCAGATTAGTAATCTTTCTCATTGCTTTACTAAGAACTATAGCCTTTCCAGTATTATATCCACTAACTCCGTGTTCAGATTCCATTTCAGTCTCAACAGAAGCTTGAGCTACGGAGTCAATAAAAATAGTAAGAAGTCTTCCATCATCTTTCTTTCGGAATACTCCTATAACAAGTTCTATCATACTAAATAGTTCTTCAAGAGTTGTGAACTTTTGATAATTAACATTACGAATATTAACGCCGAGAGCAGTCCAGAATTTCTTATCAACACTTGATTCGGAATCAAAAAATACAGCGAGTCCTCCTCGTTTTTGAGTTTCAGATATAATCTGAGCACACATTAAACTTTTCCCCGTACTCTCTAATCCACTAAGCTCCACCATTCTACCAACGGGAAATCCTCCATGAGATCTATTTGAAATGGCCAAATCGAGCAGAGTAGAACCAGTACTAACCCATTCTCTTACATCCACTGGATTATCATCCTCATCCAAAAAATAAGAAACTTTCGTACCATCCTTTTGTGCTTTATTTAGTTCTTTTTGAAGAAGTAATGCTAACTCATCTCTTTCAATATTTGCATCGCTATCGACATGTTTAGTAGCTGTAGCTGTAGACTTTTTTGTATTTGCCATAATTTTAAGAAGTGCTTGAGAATGATAGCATTTGAACTATCATTCTCAAGTTATTGTTTCGGATTTTTTACTTCTTCTGGAAGAAGTGCTCAAATTCCTCGGCAAGTTTTTCACCAGTTGGTGCGACACCTGCTGCGGTTGGTACGGATGCTGCGGCTGGAGAAG